AAACACTTTAATAGAAGCAACCAAAAAGAAGATGGATTAATATGGCTATAGGCAAAACAAAATTTATAGGGCATATACATACATTTGACGGTATTTATAGAGGGACGGTGGTAGATAATGATGACCCCAGTCAATATGGTAGGATAAAAGTAAAAATATACCCAATGATGGCTGATATTGAGGCTGAAAATTTACCTTGGGCTATTCCAGCTTCTACAATAGTAGAAGGAGCAGGCGTAAACAAAGGTTCTTTTGCAGTACCCAATATAGGTACTAACGTTTGGTGTTTTTTCGAAATGGGAGATATTTATCAACCCGTATTCTTTGCTGAGGCGCCTGACGCAGTAAAAGGATTGCCTATAGATAGACTTATTAATTACCCAGATAGAAAAGTAGTAAGAACTACTAGTGGAATAACATTTATAGTAGACGATATTCTTAAACAAGCTATAGTAATGACTGATAGTGGAATATTAGGAATTTTAGACGCTATTTTTAATACCATTACAATAACACACCCGTCAGGGATGACATTTGTTATTGGTGGAAATGGGGGAGTGAGTATTGGAAGTCCAGGAGATTTGGAGTTTGCTGCTCCAAATGTAAAGATAGAAGGAAATGTAGATATATCTACAGGCTGGAGTGGAACCTTTACGACTGGAGACGGTAGAACAGTTACTGTTTCCGGGGGAATAATTACTCAAGTAAACTAGGAGATTTAGATGAATGTATCAGGAACAATGAACCCAGATTATTTAGCAAATATAACAGCTAAGGGTGCTAATGTACAAACTGAACTTACTACTAAAGTAGCTGAAGTAGGCGCTTGTACTGCTTGCGCTGAATTAGCCCGATTACAAGGCGTAATAAATGGGGTTATGACAACAGAGTTAACCGATTTTCAGGACCAAATAACGGCCTATTTTGTTGATCAAGTTACTGAAGTGGCAAAAAGTGCTGCAGCTTTAAATGCTTTAACTACGATACCTACAGACCTAGGGGAAGTAATAAGTTGGATAACAACTCTTATATCAACTCAATTTAGCGGTCCCTATGCTAAAGTAATAACTTTACAAGCAGAAATAATAGCACAGCAAACAGCAAAATTGGCTGAAATAACAACTTTAGTTTCTAACCTTAATAGCTTAAAGGCGGATTTAGCAGCCAAATCCTCTACCTTAAGTTGCGGATTATAAAATGACAAAATATAAAAGTTTATTAGAATCAATTATAGATTATGCAAAAGAGAAATTACCTACGAATGTGTGGATAAAAGACGGGGAAAATTATACTATAAATCCACAAGTAAAAAAGAAGGTATACAACGTCATGGGAAAATATCCGGATTTAGATTTAGAGAGTATAGCCAAAGAAATAAGGATAGTGGGTTCCATAGGAACGAATCAATTTTTAGACGATGCTGATATAGATGTACATATAGTACCTGACTTATCCAAACTACCAGGTATGAAAAACCCAGAAGAGTGGGTAAGAGAAGTTTTTAAGTGGTACAAACGAAATAGAAAGCAAGCTGACGCTTTTATAGATGAACACCCTATTGAATTTTATCTGCAGTTAGTTCCAGAACAAGACCTCATGAGTGATTCCGTATTTGATTTAGAAAAGGAAGAATGGGTAGTAGGCCCAGGTATTATGCCAATGGCCTTCGACCCTTATGAGAAGTTTAAAGATTTAATAGATACTGTTGCTGAAGTAGTAGGTGGGATTGATAAATTGATGGGTGAACTTAAGAGGGATGTTATAGATTATTCTTTTATTAAAAGAGCAGTTACGGAAATGCCTCCAGAAGTACGTAAGCAATTAGTAATTAAGTTAAAAGAAAAATTGGAAGAAATAGAACAAGATATTCAAGAACTGATGAAAGAGAAAAAAGACATACTTCTAATGCGTAAAAACTCCTCAACGCCTACGAGTGCAGATCAGGCTTTAGGGGATATGGAATATATAAAAAATTGGAAAGATGCAAATGTGGTATTTAAATTTGTAAATAGATATGAGTATTTAAGATTAATCAACGATTTAGAAGACATAATGGAAGATGGTAAAGTAACAGATAAAGAAGTAGATAAATTAGGGAAGATTTTAAATACGGAGACTAAATAATGCCTATTAATCCAAACTTAGAAGTATGGTCAGACTTAGACCCCCAGTTAGTAACAGACGCCCAGGGAGACATTAAAAAGGGAATAAATGTGGGGGCTGTAAAAAGTTCTATTGACAATATTCTAAGAACAAGTCCTGGCGAAAGAGTAATGTTACCTACTTTTGCTTTAGGGATGCGTAATCTTCTTTTTGACCCTATAAATCAGCGCTTATTAAATAGACTTTCAGATTCTGTTAAACAGGCAATAGAAATTTGGGATGATAGAGTATTTATTGAAGAAGTTTCTTTTAAAGTTAACGCTGATTATAGTACTGTATCTGTAGATTTGACTTTTAGAATAAGAAGCTACTATGAAGTATTTAACCATGTTGTTATTGTAAATCCATAAGGGAGAGATAGATGGCACTAGACTTTACAAACTATGATTTTGACGATTTAGTAGCTCAACTTACCAATCGATTGAAAGAGCGTGACGCTTGGAAAGATACCTATCGTTCTTCTACAGGTCAGATGCTAATCGAGTTATTTGGCTATATAGGCAACATGGTTTTGTACTATGTAGAGAGAAGGGCAGAGGAATCATACATTTTAACTGCTAAAAATAAATCGAGTATTGTTAACTTAGTAAGATTATTAAATTATGTTCCTAAAAGAAAAGTTTCAGCTGTTGGTACTTTAAGGTTTACTTTAACGGGCGGAATAAATGCCAAGATGGTATATATCCCTAAGTATACTGTATGTACAACAACTACTGGAATGAAATACATGGTATCTGAAGATGCTGTAATCATGCCGGGACAATTATATGTTGATGTTAATGGTGTTCAAGGGGAACTAGTTACTTTAAATAGAGTAGGGAATGGAACTCCAGATCAAGAATATACTATAGAAGATAATACTATAGAAAATACGAACATTTTTATTTCAGTAGGGGGAGCTTTTTGGACTCAAGTAACTTCTTTTATATATTCAACTAGTAGCAGTACAGATTATACATTGAAAACCGAATTGAATGACTACGTAACAATAGTTTTTGGAAACGGGATTTTTGGTTTAGCTCCAGCTGTAGGTGAATCGATAGAAATTAAATATATAAAATCCGAAGGAGTGTTGGGGAATGTTTATGAGTTGGCTAGAATAGTAACGATGGTTTCTACAATATATGATGAAGACGAGACAGCTACAACCGTAACTGTTTCTAATGTTACTACATTTTTGGGTGGAGATGATGCTGAAACAGCGGAAGAAATTAGAGAAGAAGCGCCGAAAGTATTTGCGACTGGTGATAGAGCAGTAACTAAAAATGATTTTATAGCAATTTTAAATAATTATGCAGGGGTAGCTGATTCAAATGTTTGGGGAGAAAAGGAAGAAACCCCACCAAATTATACTATGTATAATCAGGTGAAGTTATGTGTTTTGTTACAAAATTGGGCATTACCAGATACTGCTTTTGAAACGGTATTAACAGATTACTTGTATGAAAAATCTTTAATGACAGTAAGATATTCTTTTATAGACCCAGAAATTATATACGTAGTTCCTACTTTTACTATTAAGGTAATCAGAGGAAGCACTTTATCTTATATTAGTTCTCAAATTTCAACAGCTATGGATACTGCTTTTACTTTGGGAACCACAACAAAATTGGGTGTTTCTAAACAATTATCTGATATAGTAGCAACCGTTGAGGGGGTATCTGGAGTTTCCCATAGTTATACTGATTTGCGAATAAGAAAAGAACTATCAAGTATATATGATTCTCTTTATGATTGGGCCGGAACTATAGAAGCAATACCTGTTCTAGCCGGAAGTATCTCAGTGTTGGTAAATGATGTTGAGGTAGCCACCGATGATGGGCTAGGGAATTTTACAGATATTTCTTCAGCTTATACAATTACTGGGGATATAGATTATGTAACAGGGGTTATAGGGATAGATATTAGTGGAAGTCCTACAGTAACTGCTTTAGTTATAAAATATAATCAAGATGAAGAGGGAGATATAGTAGTAACTAAAAATCAGATTTGTAAATTATATGAAACTGACATAGAAAGTATTACTTACGTGACTTAAAGGAGAATAAAAATGGGAAAGAAACATCCTTGGTTCGATTGTATTTGGGATTTTAAATACTATAGCAAAGGAAAATTGTTATGGGAAAGAAGTGTAAAGAATGCCTTGGCAGATGATGGTGAAGAGGCTATACTAGAAACTTATTTTAGAGCAGGAGCAAGTTATACCCCCTCAGCCTTTTATTTAAGGTTGTGCAGCGATAGTTTAGCAGAGACAGATAGTTTATCCTCAGTTTTAAACGAACCCGTAGGCAGTGGATATTCTCCGCAGCTAATTGAAAGATCGGCGATAGGGTTTCCTACAAAAGTTTTGCATGAAGGGGATTATAGATTAATAAGTAAAGATGTAACTTTTACTGCAGTTGGTGGTCAAATAGGCCCTGTAAATACAGCCTATTTAGCTACTACTTCAGATAATACGGGAAAATTACTATCTTACGTGCCGACCTCTGTAGTGAGAACTATTTTGACAGGAGATTCGATGGTGGCAAGTATCAAAATAAAACTATCATAAGGTAAAAATGGCCACCTTTCAATTTGATAAACTATATTTTAATGAAGCAGCGGTTGGCATAGGTACGGGGGTAAGTTTTAATGGGGGCTCCGATACTTTTGACCAAAGCAGGCAGTCCGACATTAATATTGTTGGAGGAGTATCTTTAGAGACAGAAAAATATTATGCTGATGAGGAGTTCGAATTATTAATCAAAGCTAATATTCTTTTAGAAGAAAACTACTCTAAATTTGTGGATCTGCTACAGTTAGTTCCTGCAAAATATAGAGAATCAAACCTTTTAATAGAATTCTTAGAAGAAGCGGGATTATTAGTAGGAAGTTGGTTAGGTGAAATATCTGATGTTGAACTTTTATTAGACAAATATGGTGTGGGAGAGGATTATTTACAATATTTAGCAGATTTAATTGATTTAAAGTTAGTTTTTGATAGTAATACTACTTTAAAAGAAAAACGTAGACAATTAGTTCAAGCAATAGATTGGTATAAAATGAAGGGCACCTACGCTTCCATGTTATTTATAGGTTACCTTTTAGATATGGAATTGAATTTATGGGATTTATACACTTCTGATTATGCTAATTTTGAACAACAAGCTTGGTTTGCAGCCCACGAGGGAGATAACCCAGGGGTTTCAGATGATTCTTTAGGTTATTATAAATCTCCCCATTTGGGAGTACAAATAGCTTTAACTAAAGTGTATGATGAAGGGTCAGCGTCTTATTTATTTAAAGAGTCAATGTTTACAGATTTGGCTCAATATGTAGAATTAACGAGGCCTATTAACGTAGTACCTAATTATTCTTTATCACTTTATGGGGCGACAACAATTTTAGCAACAGTAATGGAATTAGCTGGGGAAATAAAAACAGCAACCAGAACTGTTTTAACTCACCCAAGATTAAATTTTGATGACAGTTTAATAGAAGCAAATGTTATTGACACAGCAGCTGACACTGTTATAACTACGGGGGCTGATATAGTAATAGCAGATATATTGGGAACACAAGCTTTTGATAGTTCTCTTAATTTTGACCAAAGTGTAGAAGCTTATTATTTAGATATTACTAAATGGTCTTTGGGGACAGGAAATATAGGAATACCTCCATTAGATTCAGCTTTTGTAGACGGTACTCCAGTTTTAAGTGGGACAATCGACAACATAGATATAACAGTAGAAAGAGCAAGATACACAATAACAATACCAACAAGTACAGTACAAGCGGGAATTACAGAACTTACGCTATCCTTAACTGATGATACTAAAGTTGTAGATTGTACTTTCCCGAGTGTAGATAAAGTAAATGCAGTGACGTTCAATATATACATTGATATATTATTTTAAAGGAGAATAAATAATGGCTACAGTAGGACATAAAACATTAACAGGAACAGAATTACACGTAGCCGGTTATCTACAAGGCGGCGACCCAGGAGCTGTAGGGGTTGGTATTTACTGGATAG